TAATTATATAACTGAACAGGAAGCAACTGATTTACCACCTGCAGAAGGAGGAATTCCACCCCCTGTTGATGCGGGATTACCACCTGCGGAAGGAGGACTTCCACCAGCACCTGGTACCCCACCTGCAGACGCGGCAGCTCCTGCACCACCTGCGGCACCTGCACCACAACCTGTTGACGTTGCGAACGATCCTGATGTTGAGGAAGTTGGTAAAGAAGGTGACGAAACTGAAGAATTGGATATTACCGACTTGGTAAATTCACAAAAAAATATTGAAGATAAACAAGAAGAATTCTTTAATAACTTATTCCAACAGATCCAAAATATGGAATCTAAATTGGGTGAGATGGATAATATTGTTAACGCAATTAACAACCTTGAAACTAAGGTTGAAAAAATGAGACCAAAAACCCCTCAAGAAAAATTGGAATTGAGAAGTTTGGATTCGGGACCATTTAATCAAAAGTTATCTGATTTCTTTATTGATAAAGAAGAAGATATGGAAAAATCAGGAAAAAATGAATATGTTTTAACAACTGATGAGGTTGAAGATTATTCACCAAGCGAAATCAAAGGTTCTTTTGATACCTACGATGACGAAGATATGATGCCTTAATATAGAGAGGGACATTCGTGTCCTTCTCAAATTTTTTTAACAACCTTATTGACTACACTACTTTTTATAATTATAATTTCTACGTAAACCTTAAATAAATATACACACAATGGCGACAAACAATGTTTTAGATGCGGTTTTGGCTCAGTATGAAAGCTCAAAACAAGGTGGTTCTTCTAACACCTCAAAAATGTCTTCGGACGAAAGAATGAAAAAGTATTTCGCGGCAATCCTTAAGGATAACGAGAAACAAGGTCAGAAACGAGTACGTATTCTACCTACAACTGATGGATCTTCACCATTCAAAGAAGTATGGTTCCACGAACTCTATGTGGACGGTAAATGGCAAAAATTCTATGATCCAGGAAAAAATGACAATGAGAGATCACCATTGAACGAAGTTTATGACGAACTCATGTCTACAGGTAAAGATTCTGACAAAGAAATGGCTAAACAATATAAAGCTCGTAAGTTTTATATTGTTAAAGTAATTGATCGTGATAATGAACAAGACGGAGTTAAGTTTTGGCGTTTCAAACACAATTACAAACAAGAAGGGATCCTTGATAAAATTATTCCAATTTGGAAAGCAAAGGGTGATGTTACTGATTCTGATAAGGGTCGTGATTTAATCTTGGAACTTACAAAGGCAAAAACTCCAAAAGGGGCGGTTTATACGGTGATCCAAACCGTTATGTATGATGACCCAACACCAACTCACGAAGATTCTGAAACAATGAGTGAATGGATTAACGATGAATTGACTTGGGAAGATGTTTATTCTAAAAAACCAATTGAATACCTTGAAGCGTTATCAAGAGGTGAAACTCCACGTTGGGATTCTGATAAAGGTGGTTATGTTTATTCTAATGACGAGGTTGCGGAAACTTCAATCGGAGGAACAAAATCAACACCTAAAGTTGATCCACAAGTAAATGACGTGATTGACGAAGAGTTACCATTCTAAAAAAAATCCTATAAAAGATAGGTAGTGATTTACAAAGTCACTACCTTTTTTTATCTTTTAACAAAACGAATTATTATGGCAATTAAAAAGAAAGAAATAACTTTAGACGCAATTAAAGGTAAGTTCTCAACTAAAACTAAATACAAACCTGAAAGTTATTATAACTGCGGTGATGCGTTTATGGAATCTTGTGGATTACCAGGACCAATTATGGGTGGTATAAATATGTTTTTGGGGCATTCAAACACATCAAAAACAACTGCAATGATCCTTGCGGCTGCTGATGCACAACGTAAAGGACACTTACCTGTTCTTATCATTACTGAAAAGAAATGGTCTTGGGAACACGCAATTGAATTAGGGTTACAAGCGGAAAAAAATGAACTTGGAGAATATGATGGTATGTTTATCTTTAATGATTCATTTGACGTAATTGAACAAGCTACTGAGTTTATTAATGATATTTTGGACGCACAAGAAAAAGGTGATATTCCTTATAATATTTTATTCTTGTGGGACTCAATCGGATCAGTACCTTGTCAAATGACATTTGATGGTAAAGGTGGGGGAATGCACAATGCTAAGGTACTTGCAGATAAAATTGGTATGGGTATCCACTCAAGAATATCAAAATCTAAAAAAGAAGAATATCCTTATTACAACACTCTCGTGATTTTAAATCAACCTTGGGTGTTACTTCCTGACAATCCGTTTGGACAACCTGAGATCAAGGCTAAAGGTGGTGAGGCAGTATGGTTGGCATCGTCATTAGTGTTCTTATTTGGTAACCAAAAGAAAGCGGGAATTAGTCATATTGACGCAACTAAAAATGGTAGAAAAGTATCATTTGCAATCAGAACAAAAATTTCTATATTGAAGAACCACGTAAATGGTATTGGATATAAAGATGGTAAAATTATTGCGGTACCACAAGGATATATTTTGGATACTAAAGAAGCTTTAGATAAGTATAAAAAAGAATATTCTGATTATTGGGAAACAAAATTGGGTGGATCAAACTATTCATTAGACGAATCTACCGAAGAAGAAGAATTTGAGGATTAATATATTGTAGAACGAGTTAATCGTATTAAAATGAACAAAACATTAGTTGTTGATGGTAACAACTTACTTAAAATAGGATTTCATGGTGTCAAAGATTTCTACAACAACGGAGAACACGTTGGTGGAACTTGGCACTTTTTGAATACTTTAAGACGTTTCTTGGAGGAAACGAACTTTAATAAGGTGGTTGTGTTTTGGGATAGTGATACAAACTCGTCTCAACGAAAAAAATTATATTCCAAATATAAAATGAATCGTAAATCTTACGAAAGTGAGGAAAAAACTGATTCATTTAACAAACAAAAAACAAGAGTTAAACAATATCTTGAGGAGATGTTTGTAAGACAATTAGAGGTTGAAAATTCCGAAGCGGATGATCTTATTGCCTACTATTGTCAAATATCATTAGACGAGGAGAAAACAATATTCTCAGCGGATAAAGACCTTACTCAATTGATATCAGAAAAAGTAACAATCTACTCCCCCAATCTTAAGAAATATTATAAGATGGGGAGTAAGATTAAATTTGATCACATTGAGGTTCCACACTATAATGTAAAAACATTTAAGATCATTGCTGGCGATACATCAGATAATATTGATGGTATTAGTTTATTGGGTGAAAAAACTTTAGTTAAATTATTTCCTGAGATACTTGATTCACAAGTTTCATTTACGGATATTTTAACAAGAGGTAAAAAGTTATTGGAAGAACAAAGTAAAAGTGTTGTTTTAAATAACCTAATAAACGGAAAAACCAAAGAAGGTATTTTTGGAGATAAATTCTATCAAACAAATCAAATATTGGTTGACCTGTCTGAACCCCTTATAAATGAAGAAGGGAAAGAATTGGTACAACAATATTATTCAGAAAGTTTAGATCCTGACGGAAGAGGACATAGAAACTTAATAAAGATGATGATGGAAGATGGATTCTTTAAATATCTACCAAAAGGTGATGACGCATGGGTCGGGTTTATTAAACCATTTTTAAAATTAACAAGAAAAGAAAAAACAAATTACAGAAACAAAAAAACAAACTTATGAAAGAACAAGAATTTACAAAAGTAGAGTTCCTATTAAAGTGTAACGAAAATATCGTTGTACAAAGATTTTTCAATGTTAGAGGGTTTAACCCAAAATCAAAAAATTCGTTTAACGTATACGACTACATTACTGATTTATGTGGGAATTTACAAAACGATTTGAAGATGCGTTCTGTTGTCTATATGTTGGACAATCAGTATGAAATTCAGGATAATCCTGAGATCCTAAACACATCATATACAGATGGTGATGAGAATTTTAATCTAATAATTAAGGTTGGGGACATGACAATTTGTCATAGAGTGTTTGATGCAAAAGTGTACCCACCAAAGGTAAGATACACCGTAGACCTACGCCCACGACTAAAAGGTATATTAGCTGACCTAACTGACATTTTTTCAGGTAAAAATTTTAATACCGAGTATGCTGGATTTAGTTTAGTTTAATAGTATTTATCTTTACAAGGAGAAAAAACAACTATGGCGACAAACAAAAATTTTGAATATTTAGGAAATAATTTTCAGATTCAATTACTGAATCAAATTATTTTAGACAAGGATTTTTCACATTCAATTATTGATGTGATTGAACCAATTTATTTTGAAAACAAGTATTTCAAAATAATCATTCAAATGGTTAAAGAGTATTATAAAAAGTACAATCATACTCCATCATTTGATACATTAGAACAAGTAGCAAAATCGGAATTACAACAAGAAATTGCATCCAAGATTGTATTAGACATGATTGGTAAAATCAAGGATGCACCTATTGACGGAGGGGATTTTGTTCAAGAGAAGGCTCTTAAGTTCTGTAAACAAGAAGAGGTCATCAAAGTAATGAGTAAGGCCCAAAAGATCATTGATGGTGGAGAGTTTGAAAACTATGACGCTATTGAAGGAATGTTCAGAGAGGCACTACAAGTAGGTGAAAAAAACACAAGTATTGCAAGTGTTTTTAGTAACATAGATCAAGTGTTAGATGACGATTATAGACACCCAATCCCAATGGGAATACCAGGTATTGACAGATTGTTAAAAGGTGGTTTAGCGAAGGGTGAAATCGGTGTTATATTGGCGCCAACAGGAGTAGGTAAATCAACCCTATTGACGAAGATTGCAAACCACGCATTCAACATGGGAAACAATGTATTACAGATCTTTTTTGAAGATAATCCAAAGATTATTCAGAGAAAACATTACACACTTTGGACAAAGATTCACCCTGACGAATTGTCAGTAAAAAGAGATGAAGTTATCCAAAAAGTTAAAGAGATTGAGGATTCTATGACGAACAAATTAATTATGCAAAAGTTACCATCTGATACGGTAACAATGCTTCAAATTAAGAATCAAATTAGAAAAATGATCGCAGATGGTACTAAAATAGATATGGTATTATTGGATTATATTGATTGTGTTGTACCCGACAAAAATCTTGGTGACGAATGGAAATCTGAAGGTTCAGTGATGAGAGGTTTTGAATCAATGTGTCACGAACTTGATCTAGTTGGTTGGACTGCAACACAAGGAAACAGAAGTTCTATATCATCTGAAGTTGTAACAACAGATCAAATGGGGGGATCCATTAAGAAAGCACAAGTAGGACACGTAATTATTTCCGTAGCAAAAACTCTACAACAAAAGGAATTGAAATTGGCAACAATTGCGATTACAAAATCAAGAATTGGTGATGATGGTATCGTATTTGAAAACTGCAAATTTGATAATGGTATGTTGGAAATTGATACCGAAAGTTCTATGACATTCTTGGGTGTTGAGGAACAAAAAGAAGACAGACAACGTCAACGAGTAAAAGAGTTGATGGAAAAAAGAAAACAAAAAGAACAAAATAACTAAATTTATGAAAATGGAAAAAATTTTAACAGAAAATTCTGGTAGATTTGTTATCTTCCCAATTGAACACAACGATATTTGGGAATATTACAAACAACACCAAGCTGCCTTTTGGACGGCTGAGGAAGTAGATCTAACAAACGATATTCGTGATTGGGAAAAACTAACCGATAATGAGAAGTATTTCGTTAAGAATGTATTATCATTCTTTGCCGCATCCGATGGTATTGTTAATGAAAACTTGGCGGAAAATTTTTATCGTGAAGTACAATATCCTGAAGCAAAATTCTTCTACGGATTTCAGTTGGCGATGGAGAACATTCACTCATTGATGTATTCATTATTGATTGATACGTATATTGGAGATGCGAGAGAAAAAGACGAATGTTTTAACGCAATTGACCGATTACCTGCGGTACAGAAGAAAGCAAAATGGGCGTTGGATTGGATTGATAATGCATCGTTTCAGGAAAGATTGGTTGCGTTTGCAGCAGTTGAAGGAATATTCTTTTCAGGTTCATTCTGTTCTATCTTTTGGTTGAAGTCACGAGGAATTATGCAAGGTCTATGTAATGCTAACTCATTAATTTTTAAAGATGAAAACCTACATTGTGATTTCGCAATTCATTTGTTGAATAACCATTGTGAAAATAAACCATCTGAAAAAAGAATTAAAGAGATCTTATTGTCAGCGCTTGAGATTGAAAAAGAGTTCATTACTGAATCACTTCCAGTATCACTTATTGGAATGAACTCAAACTTGATGAAACAATACCTTGAATTTGTTGTTGATGGATTATTGGTTAAGTTCGGTTGTAAAAAACAATTCAACGTAGAACAACCATTTAAATTCATGGAACAAATTGCGGTTGAAACTAAAGGTAACTTCTTTGAATCAAGAACAATGGAATACCAAAAAGCAAAGTTGAACGAAACAATTACATTTACGGACGATTTCTAAAAAATATTAAAAAAATATGTCATTAAAAATTAATAAAAGAGGTGGGGATGCGGTAGCATTCAACCCACAAAAAATTTACAATCGTGTTAAACGATCATCAAAAGGTCTGAACGTAAACTCGGACGAGATATTCATTAAGGTTATTACTTCAGTACCAACTGAAGGTGAAATAACAACAAAAGAATTGGACA